CAATCTTTGCATTCCATAAAGATTCTGTTGGTTATGCTGAAGGTATCGCTCCTCGCACAGAAATCAATTATGTTCCAGAAAAAACATCATTCCTTGTGAATGCTATTTTCTCTGCTACAGCAACAACAATTGATGCTGAGGGTATCGTTCAACTCACATGCCGTGAAACAGCATAATTTAAGGAGATAATAAGATGGCTTATTCATCAACTGGTTTAAATGCGGCTGGTGGTCAATCTAAAGCTGGTAATGCTCCACAGCTTTGGACATACTCAAGCGCAGATGCTATTGCAACAGTAAACACAGCTGGCTATTTCAACAGCGCAGCTTCTTTACTTAAAGTTGGCGATTTAATTTACGTATTTGACACAGCTAATACGCTTGGTCATTTAGTATATGTAAATGCTAACAATGGCACAACAGTAGACGTAACTGATGGTCTTGCTGTAACTTCTACAGACACAGATTAATCAGTGTTTTAGGTAGTATGTAACATGGGTAAGGTGGGTGTTTTGGCACTCACCTTATTCTCACATTTGGAGATAGAGTATGGCAGCTGGAGATTCAGCATTATCAGTATGTTCTGATTCATTATTAATGTTAGGCGCTAAGCCTATTGCTGCATTCAACGAGGGTACAGATGAAGCTAACATCTGCGATCGTCTATATCCAGACATTAGAGATCAAGCGTTAATTACTTACCCTTGGTCATTTTCATTTAAGAAAGTTCAATGTGCTAGACTGGTCACTACACCAGTTACTGAATACAAATACGAATATCAATTACCAGCAGATCGCATAGGTTCACCAAGAGCGGTGTACGATGCTAATGAGGTAGGCTCTCCTGTACGCAATGAATACAGAATTATGGGAGATAAGATTCTTACTGACTATGAAGAAGTATGGGTCGATTATCAATACTCTGTCACAGAGTCATCTATGCCTACTTATTTTATTCAATTACTTAAATACTTAGTAGCTTGGCATATTGCATTGCCTATCACAGATCAAACAGAGAAAGCTCAATATTGGCAAACTGTAGCAGTAGGTACGCCAGGCGAGAATGGTCGTGGTGGCTATATGAGACAAGCTATGAATATTGATGGTCAAGGACAACCCGTAAACGCAATACAAGACTTCTCATTAATTAACGTGAGGTATTAATGGCTCGTTTTGTTACCATTCAAACTAACTTTACTGCGGGTGAAATAGATCCGCTATTACGTTCACGCGTAGATATTAAGTCATATGAGAATGGATTAGAGACTGCTCAAAACGTATTGTGTCAGCCACAAGGCGGTATTACTAGACGCAATGGTTTACGTTACATCAATGCATTACCTAATACTGGATCTGAGTCTGCGGCTAATGGTGTACGATTAGTTCCATTTGAGTTCTCTACATCAGATAGTTACATGCTTGCGTTTACCCATAATCGCATGTATGTATATAAAAATGGTGCATTAATTACTAACATTAACGCATCTGGTAATCCATATCTTGATACATCAGGCGTATCATTATCATCAGCTAGATTAGCTAATATGTGCTGGACACAATCTGCTGACACACTTATTGTTGTGCATGAAGATTTAGCACCTATCAAACTTGTACGTGGTGGCACAGATGCTACATGGACTGCATCTACTATTACATTTGATAGCATTCCTAAATATGCATTTACATTAAGCGTTAGTAATCCATCTGGCACACTAACACCATCTGCTGTATCAGGTAAGATTACATTGACTGCATCAGCATCTGTATTTACTGCTGGGGCTGTAGGTCAATATGTGAATGCAATACCACAAGGCAGAGCTAAGATTGTTAAATATAACAGTGGTACATCTGTAGATGCTATTACAGAGTTTCCATTTTTTAACACATCAGCTATTGCTAATGGATCATGGGAATACGAATCTGGTTATGAATCAGTATGGTCATCAACAAAAGGATGGCCCAGAACAGTAACATTCCATCAAGGTCGTTTATATTTTGGTGGATCTAAGACTAGACCATCTACAGTATGGGGATCTAAAGTAGGCTTATTCTTTGACTTTGAAGGCACAGAAGGTTTAGATGATGATGCATTAGAAGCTACATTAGATACTAATACATTCAATGCAATTACAGATATTATTTCTGGTCGTGATCTAATGATCTTTACTACAGGCGGTGAGTTCTATGTACCTCAACAAGGCTTAGAACCAATTACACCCACATCATTCTTTGTATCTACAACGGGTCGTGCTGGTAGCAAACAAGGTATTCGAGTGCAACAACTAGAATCAGGCGTTTTATTTATTCAACGTCAAGGTAAGATACTATCTGAGATTGCATATTCTGATACACAATTAACTTATCTTACATCAAAGATATCGCTATTATCAGGACATCTATTAAAGAATCCTACGCGTATGGCATTAAGACGTGCTGTGGATACAGATGAGAATGATCTATTGCTTATTACAAATAGCACAGATGGTACTATGGCTGCATATTCATTAATGAGATCACAGAATGTTATAGCTCCATCAGAGTTTGTAACTGCTGGTGGTGAGTTCTTGGATGTAGGCGTAGACTTAACAACAATCTATACAGTCGTTAAACGTACCATTAGTGGCACTGCTCAATACTATGTAGAGCGATTTGACCATTCATTATTGACAGATAGTGCTGTAACTGGTGGCATTGCATCAACAGCATCTATGTCGCATTTAGTAGGTAAAGAAGTCAATGTATTATTAGATGGTATTGTGCAAGCTAATCAAACAGTGCCTGGTGGTGGCACAGTGACATTCCCTAGAGCATCTGCATCTACTTATGAAGTAGGATTGCCTATTACTGTTCAAGCAACAACTATGCCAATAGATTTAAAAATACAGTCTGGTACACGATTAGGCTTTAAGAAACGCATTGTAGAAGTTAATGCTTTAGTTTATGAAACACAAAACATGGTGATTAATGGCATAGAAGTTCCATTTAGATCATTTGACACAGCTGCTATTCTAGATGCTGATGTGCCAGATTATACAGGAACTAAAGTATTACATGGCATTTTAGGGTATAGTAATGAAGCAAAAATTACTATTACACAAAGCGCACCATTGAAATTTACATTATTAGGATTAGAATATAAAGTAGGAGTCCATCAAGGAACATAATTATGTCTTGGCAAATAGCATTATCTGTTGGTTCTACATTAATGAGTGCAAGTCAAAGCATTTCTCAAGCAAAGAGTCAGGCGGCTATGTATAAATTACAAGCTATGCAAACTCAAGCGGATGCAGCTCGTAAAGCTTTAGCGTATGAGCAAAGAGCTAATGAAACATTACGTAAACTTAATAGTGCTAATGCAGCTACAGTGGCAAGAAGTTTTGCTGGTGGCGTACAAGGCTTAGAAGGATCTTCTAAACTAAGAGTCACAGTAAATACTAGAGATGCTGGTAGAGATTATGAAACAGATTTAAGTAACGCAGCCAATGCATTGCTTGCTGGTAATGCGCAATCTGATATCTATGGTAATGCTGCTGATATAGCTACACGTGGCGGTTTATTAGACGCAGCTACAAAAATTGCTACTGGCGGATACGAACTTAGCAAAGTATATAAAGAAAAAGAATTACCTAAAGAACCACCTAAAGAATCACCTAAAGAACCACCTAAGGCTTAATTATGGCAGATAATCCAGAATATAGAAGACAAAGTATTCAATACGAAGGCGCACAGCCTTATGATCTTGCTAACCTTAGAGAATCAATAAAGTTATCAAAATCAACAGAAGCTGGCCTAAATAGAATATCTGAGTTTGCATTTAAGTCACAAGCTGAAAGAGCTAAAAAGGCTGGCTTAGAATATGGTGTAGCTAACCCACCTACTATTACTCAAATATCAGAAGCTCAAGCAAAAGGCAAAGATATTAAAGAATTATTCTCTGAGGATTATACTGTCTTTGGAGAAGCAGCTAGAGCTGGACAGGCATCAGCATTAAGAACTGATCTTGAAGGTCAGGCACGTGATGAGTTTAGTAGAATTACTGCTGGCATCAATACAGCTAATATGTCTGAATTAAACATCCAAGAGATTAGAGGTAATTTAGATGCCATCATACAAGGCCATTCCAAAGTATTAGCACAATTAAACCCAGAAGAATCTCTTAGATATAGACAATCTGTGACTGTATTAGGTCATGCTGTATACAAAACAGCACTAGATCGCATTGAGAATTTAGTCAAAGCAGAAAACATTGTTAAGGTAGATGAAAGTATTAATACACTTAAATCTAATATCCCATCTTTACTAGATACATATCCAACGATTGAGGAATTTAAAGCTGCATTGTCTTTAGAAAAGAATAGTATCAATGAAAAGATGATGAATATAGATCCAAATAAAATACCTGAGTATACAAAAGAAATAGATAAGGTTATTAAGACTGCGGTTATAGATCATGTTGGCAAGTATATTTTAAATGATCTTACATTTGCTAATACTCCAGGCGAAGCCGCTATGAAGATTTTAGATGGTCAAGCTGGAGATAAGACTCAATTACTTAATGAATATTTAACAACGCCAGAAGATCGTATGGAAGTTGTTAAGAAACTTACAGAGAAAAAAGTAGCGCAAATTAATCTATTTGAATCTGTTGAAAAGACAAACAAGAAGTTAAAAGAAGATAGGTATAATCTTATTATGCGTGACTTCTATCAAGGTAAAGTTGGGCCACAAGAAACAATTAATACATTAAATGCTGAAAAGATACCTTACAGCACAGACGAATATAAAGCCATTATGAATGCCCAAGAAGAAACACCAGCTAACCTAGAAGTTTATAGCAAAATGATTAATCGTGTTAATGTTGATAAGCTAAGCGTTGGAGAAATTGATGCGGCTGCTAAAGCTAATCGCATTACTTATAAACAAGCATTGGCTCTTAAAGACAAATATTTTACTAGATCAGATAGCGACAAAGAAATTACAAAAGGTGTTCTTAATTACCTTAATATATCATCGCCAGACATGTTGCTTATTAAACAAGAAAAAGATCCTATTGTTGCAAAAAGTATCGTTGCTATTAATAAAGAAGCAAATGAGTTAAGAGAAAAAGGACTGCCTGTTAATATTCCAGAGCTTGTTAATAAACATACTGCTCAAGCTGTTGAAAATAATTCTACGCAAGAATATAAAGATGCTCAAGATTCTCTTAAAAGAATCACTCAGAAATATAAATTACAATATAGCGAAACAGCATATAAACCAAAAGACTTTGATAAAAAAGATATGAAGAAGTTAATGTCAGATGAAGATAGACGTGAGATTAAAAATGCAATAGGAAGGATTAATGCATTTAATCAACAACAAAAAGATAAAGGTAGCTTTCAATGAACCTAGATGAAAGATTTGCACAGTATAAGTTAAATGCTTATATGCCAGAA